GTTTGCCAACTCAGCTTCTGCATTCAGACCGTGGATTGCCTTGAGGTCCTGAGCAAGCTCAAGTGAGTACTCAGCCTTGAGTGCTCTTGACTTTGCAGTAACGGTGACTTTCTCAATTGAGAAAGCCATTTCGTTGAATGCATCACTTGCGGTTCCCAGATCTTCAGCGTCGTCGGTACGCATACCCTGACCAACGTTATAACCGGTTGAAGAAGCGGTTGCAACGGGGTTGAGGGCAGATGGGTTGCTACCTGCTTGTGCGGTAGTACCCAGACCAGCAGCAGCATCAGAGAAGCCATTAGTCAGATCGAATCCTTCGTTCTGACCAGAGAATGCGGTATCTGCTTCGTCGAACAGAGCCTCCGTACCACCCTGAGTGCTGTACTTGGAGCGCATTGCGAAGATCAGTCCAGTAGGACCAGACATTGGCTGAACGCCAGCCAGGTCATAAGCGACCAGGTTAGGCATTGAGCGACGGATCAGGGAGATCAGAACAGGGTCGAAACCTGCAACTGTCTGACCACCTGAGGAGGTGTATCCACCATTACCAACAGAGTTGGTAGGTTGTTCTGCAATCATGCCGCCGTGCTCAAAGGCGACTTGCTCTTGCATGAATCTTTCTTGGTTTTCCAGCAGGACGGCGGTTACCGCTCTACGATGGGGATCTGAGATTTTGTCAAGACCCTCATAGTTGAGGAGAGGTGCCCACTTTTCCTGCAGATGCTCTGATTGGAACATTTGCGTGTACCTGTAAAGTTTACGTTTGATTTAATAAATTCAGTTTGCTAAGGTCGAACCCAGCGTTCTCAAGTATGCAGCCATAGAACCTGTGTATGACTCAGGCGCTGCGTTGTCTACACCCTCGGAAAGGGTTTCGGTTTTAGCAGCCGCAGACTCTTTCTTGGAAGCGAAATACGATTCCTTCAGAGTTTCCAGCTTCTCACGATATGTTTCTTCACTTTCAAACTCTACACTTTCGGCAAGTGAAGCGAGCTTCTCTTTCTGAGTCTGTGCAAGACCTTCAGAGACTTGATCTAAAACCCCATCAGCAACCGACTCTGCGAGACGCTTGTTAAGGGAGATGTTCTTCTCAATTTGCTCGTTGAGTTTTGTCTCCATTTCATCAAGTTTGTTTACCATGCTCTCAACAACATCATATTTTTCGTCAGGGATTGAAACATAATGCTCTTCAAAAAGACTTCTCATTCCATGCAGGAATGATTCGGTCATCTCGGTCTTGAGTGCATGTTCAATGACCAGTGCGTTCTCAGTGAACCACTCGTCTGAAACATACTCAAGATAAGAATCAACTCGCTCTGCGAGTTCTTCTTTTGCTTCAGCAACTTGCTCTTCGAGTTTAGCAGCGTACTGCGCCTCAAGAGATTCTTTTACTTCAGCAACCTTGGACTTAAGCGCGGCCTCAAAAATAATTTTGGCCTTCTCTCTGAATTGCTCAGAGAGTTCTTCGCCGCCAAGAAGTGCATTGACATCTTCTTCGATATCAACTTCGTCTTCTTGAACTTCTTCTTCTACTACTTCGTCAACGATCTCTTGATCTTCCTCAATCATTTCTTCATCATCGAGGATTTCGTCTTCCTTAATGCCTTTCATGGGTTCTGCTGCTTTTGCTCCTTTGTTGACAACATCCTTAACACCCTTGAGGGTAGCACCAGGAGTGTTCAGCTTTGCTGAATCATCGTCTGGTCTATAGTTATCGGGGGTAGGACCACCGAGATCTTCGTAGGAACCCGCGACTGAAGTATCCATTGCTTCAGCTGGTTTCGCTCCGGCATTGACAGCAGTCTTGGATTGCTTTGTGCCTACTTCCATTTCTTGTAATTGTTTACCACGAGACATTTGAACGCTCCGATTATCCTGGATTAAAATCTATATTTATTTATAAATTAAAATATTTTATGTATAGTAATCAAATACTATTCAGAAAATCATTGAACAGATTCAGTTTCTGTTCGTCAAGTCTTTTTTGATCAACTAAAGTGTTGATTCTCTTGTATGTTTTTTGTGCATACTTCTCACGAAGAATGCCACCATCCCATACCCACTCTTTTCCTTCCATGATACCTTCAACGAAAGCATCAGGTGCGGAAGGATCAGCAACGATATCAGCAGCAGTTGCTAACATGAAGTCGTCACCAACAACATTGATTCCCTCTCTTGTCATTTTGAGTGAACCAATACCACGAGAAGAAACACCCAACTTAACACCTTCATCAATCAGATTCTTAGCAATTCTACCCATTGGGGTGTCAAGAATCTTTGCTTTTCCGATAAAGTTTGAACCGCTTTCTCTCAAAGAAACAATCTTATGAGAAACACGATCAAGGTTAACAGTGGGTCCATCGGGGTGACCTAATTCTCCAAGTGCTCTTCCTGCTACAACGTGATTTTCGTTATAGCGAGAAACTTCACGGCGGAGAGTCTCCATGGGATACATACGACCATTACGGTTCTTAATGTTACCCTGGAGGAAAACTCCCTCAATGTACAGTGACTGTTTACCGTTGCGTTCTTCAACGATAAAATCAACTGTTTCGATTTCTTCCCTGATAAGTTTCATTGGTTTTAAGCGGTGACTCCTACTCTTGCAACTTTAATGGTTGCGCTGCCGATATAATAAATTGAATCTTCTGGATGCTTCTCAATTGTTTCAACAGAACCATCTTTAATAGTGATAGATCCAATACCAGAATAATTAGCATCCTGTACAAATAAAACTGCTGCAGCGCCAGAATTGTTGTAAATTCTAACAAATCTTGCAGAATCAACGGTCGTTGAGTTACCAATGCCCGTAGCTAATTGTTGTTCACCAGCAGAAATGATTATCCTTGACATTGTTACACAGAATTTTTATTTATTTATAATTATCACACACCATCATCGGTGTACTCAAGATCCTCATCCTCTGCATTTGGATCGCCAAAAGTTTGTGACGCTACATAAGGACGGAAAGCATCAATCTTCTCTGCAGATTTTGCAAAGAGGAGTTCTTTAATCTTGTCACTGATCTGAGAGGGTGACTCATCAGTTGTGATCATATCTAAAAGGTCATCCATTTAAGTGTATTATGTACAACTAAAAGGTATTTATATCTCTCCGCCTTTGGGGAGTTCTGGTGCCTCAGCTGCAGACCCATCTATTTCTGGTTCCATGACTGGAGCACCCAAATCCATTCCTGCAGCTGAGTCTAAAGGCATACCAGTTTCTGGATCAACTGGTGCATTTGGATCGGGGATAATGCCTTTTTTGATTTCATCCTCAATCAACTTATCTTGCTCAAGAATCTCAATATCAGTCTGACGAAGAATCTTACGTCTTACATAATCCTGAGAGTAATATTTGCCAATGTATGGTTCTGCAGTTTGAGCAAGAGTCAGTCTTTCGTTGAGAAGTTCTGCTTCTTTCAATTCGGAGAAGTGATTGTCATAAAGGAAATCATATTGAATGTGCTCACTCATGACTTCCCAATCTTCAGGAGTGATAATATTTTTCAGAATAAGTTGAGTCTTCAGCATGTCATTAAACATATTGGAGAATCTCTTTCTCAAACGACCAACAAACTTGGTGAACTTGAGTTCGTCTCTCAGGATTTCAGAAGATCTACCCAGATTAAATCCACCTTCTCCGTCCATTCTGCTTGGCGGTACATTAAGGGACCTGTAAAGTTTCTTTTTAAAATATTCAATGTCTGTGATTTCTCCCAAGTTTTGACCGCCAGGAAGAGTAGAAATTTCAGTTCCACGTCCTCCCTCTCTTCTTGGCAGCCAGAAATCTTCAAGCATAGCCATGTATTTTTTGTCATCACGGATTTCTCCAGTGTCTGCATTATAAACTAACTTATTGCGATAACGCATCATAACATCACGAAGATATTGTTCTGCCTTTACCTTAGGAAGATTGCCAACATCAATATAGAAAATTCTACGCTCAGGTGCTCTTGACAATCTGTAGATAACAAGAGAATCCTCAATCATACGAAGTTGATTGAGTGACTTGATTGCTTTGTGAAGATATGAGAGTGTCGTTCCTTTGTTTCTATCTACAAGACCAGAAGTGCAATATGTGATTGCATCCTTTGCAATCTTGATTCCATTACTCGCACCAGTTGCTGCTGGATTACCAGTTGGATATTGTGATTTTGGGTTATAAATGAAATACTCTTCGATTTCTGGGAAATCATAATCCATAGGATTATCACTTCTCAATTTTTGAAAAACGTTATTATTCCTATCTCCAGGTTTTTTCTTTTCTTGTCTGATATAACGCATCTTCATTGCGTCAATATAACGCAATTCTTGAATACCTTCTTGTGGATTTTTTAAATCGATTACTTTATGATAATAAATTCGACCATCAATATACCAGTTACGATAAATCTCGTGTGCTTTTTTATCAAAATCTAAAAGATCAAGAATATATTTAAACTCTTTACGAATCTTATTTTTAATACCATCGCTTGCATTTAGATTTGACAGTTCAATTTCTACAGGACTGTCATTGCTGTCCGAAACGATGGCCTCATTTACAATATCTTCAATAGCACTATCTGCTTCAGGGTGCAGTGCCATCTCACGATAACGCTTGATAAGATCAAACTCAGTTCTAAATACGCCCTCAATATCTACATAAGATCCAAAAAAACCACTACTCGCGTAATGGTCAACCCCGTCCTCATTGTTGGGAGGAACGGGGGAGACTGCTGACGGAGAAAGTGGTTCAGTGTCCTCAATTGAGAACCCAAATAATTTGGACATGATTTATTTTCTAAGTATTCCTACGACTATTTATTAGCCGTTACGAGTCGCGTTTCCGCCACCTACTGAAGGTGCAAGAATATTGAATGACTGAACTTGGAATTCTACAGTGAATTCTTCAATTGTATCGGTGCTATCGTAGGAAAGATCAATCTGAGATACGCTTGTTGGGAAAATATCAACAAACTCATACTCAGCAAGAACAGCATTGCTGCTTCCTGCATTGTCTCTGCTGCTTGGAGTAGCTCCTCTACCTAACTGATAAACTTTTGCGTTTACCATGTATGCAGATGGATCAGTTGCTCCAAGGTTGTTAGAGAGTTTAGCGATTTGCTCCGACCACTCCTCAAATGCTCTTCTCAGTCTGAAGTCTTCATCGTTGATGACGGTGATTGTCCATGCATCAACAGTTCTATCTCCAGCAACTTTAAAGGTACGACCTCTAAAGGGAACATCGATTGAAGCGATATTTTGTGCAGGCAGGTTTGCTGCCTTACACATAAACTTGAAGATATCCGCATCCCAACCACCGACGCTGGCTGGGAGAGTTGTCAGTTCAACTTCAAACAGATTGGGGCGGGCACCGCCGCCAATCAGTTTTGATTTAAAATCGGAAATCGTTTGATTTGGTCTGGATGTTGCCATTGGTTTATCCTCCTGGGGTTATTTAGCGATATCTGATCAAGCTCTACCTGCTACTTCTTCAAAACTTACCCCAGTACGGGTAGCAACGAAGGAGAGGGTAATGTAGTTAATAGACTTCGCGGGTTTCAGGAAGATGTCTGCCCTGAATTCATTATTATCAATAATGTCAGGAGTGTTGTTGGTGGTATCACAAACAACCAGGAATCCGTAGAGTCCTCTCTTTGCCTGAACATCGCGGAGATATGGTTCAACGATGTTTCTGAAGTTTGCTCTTGTTAACTCATCATTGAGTTCGAAGAGTTGTGCTTCTGCTGCTCTTTCAAGTGCCTGCTCAATTGTGAGGAACAAGCGACGGACGTTGATTCTATCGAATGCAGATGCATAGGAGAGTGCAGTCTTATCACCGAAGAGAACTGTTCCGACACCTGGTTTAGTGATAACGGAGTTGATTCTCAGAGGATAGAGTTTGTCTCTTTGTGCCTTGGTTGGGTTGTATGCAAGTTTGATTGCGTTGTTAATAACACCGCGTTGCTCACCTGCGGGCGAGAACCAAGGATATGCTTCGATCGATGTGCGAACCATCAATCCAGCAACGTCTGCGTTGGTTGGAATATAACGGAACTTATTGTTGAAACGATCATAAGTGAACTTATAACCAGAATCAAACACTGCATAAGATGAAGAATTAAGAACCGAGAAATATT